GATAAGGGTGTCGAGGGTTTCTCCAGCGGCCTGTCCCATGACTTCGGTGTGCTCAGCGAGCCCCTTGTCGATGGTTACGTTCTGGAATTTGCTGGTTAGCTTCTCCCAATCTCCGTACTCAAGAACTTCAGCGGTTACGCTGGTGGCGCTTGTAGATACGCATTCAGGAGTCGTTCCTTCGGTTAGGGCGGTCGTTGCGACTGCTCTAGGTGTCAGGCGGTTAAACTGAGCGATTTTTCCCGTGTGAAGGGGAACTTCTCGTTCAGAACACAATTCCGCATGACGCAGCTCCAACATCGCTCTTTCGAGGAATTTCGCATCATAATACTGTGCGATTTCAGCGCTGTTGAAGCCGTTAGTGGTTTTTGTTACTACATCTGCCATTTGTTTTAAAGACTAGCTGAGGATTGATTCAAGGTAGGAGATCCGTTCTTTTATCGGCAAGGCCTCAATTTCTTGAGGGGTAAGCTTGCCTTTGGACGGAGCCGCGCTTGCCACAGAAGCCTGTGTGTTAGTTTTTTGCTCAATCTTCTTGTAAGCGCTCTGTTGTCCGTGTTTGATGGCCTGTCCGAAGTATTCGTCGGCAATCTGCTCGTAAGGTTTGTCTGTTTCCAGATTCATCCCGATGTGGAGCAGTTTGTCCTTAAATGGTGCGTACTCTGGATTTTGACCTATGAAGCCGTCCAGGGCTTTTTGCTCCTCCTGTAAAGCGATTTGCTGTTGGAGGGTCTGCACTTGTTCTTGGAGCGGTGCGAGGGGGTTTTCGGCGTAATACTGCTGCCTTTCGGCTTGGCTGTTTCGCTCGACTATTTCCGCAAACCTTTCGGCTGTGACGCCGTATTTTTGCTCGATTAGTTCGGCTACTTTGGCTTTTTGTGAGGTCTTTCCTATAAGGCTTTGAGCCTCTTGGTAAGACTTCCACACGTCTTCCGCCGTCTTTCCCTTGAACCTTGGGTCACTTTCCCACGGCTGAGTGCTACCTGCTTGGGTTGATTCTGGGGCGCTAACCGCAGTTTCAGCTTCTACAGGCTGGGTCTCGACGGTGGATTGTTCCTGAGAAGAAGTAGCGCCTTCTGCTCCTGCGGAGTCCGCCGTTGGTTGGAGATTGTCCATTTTGTTTAGATTGTTAATGAACGGTCGGCTGTTTAAAATTGACCGCTCGGAGAGAAAGCCCTTAGGCTTCCTTATCCAATTTTTCAATTTCTGCTTTTAAGTGGATGATTCTCTGCCCCAGTGTCTCTTTGTCCAGAATGTTCAAGACTTTCTTATATGCCTTGGCCTTTCCCTTGAGAGTAGCCATCTCTCTTAAGGATTCGCATTCGTAAGCCGGTGCTAGTTTTTCCAGTTCGTCCTTGATCTTGGAGAGTATGTGTTCCTCGAAGATTTCGGAGGTTATGGCCGAATAGAGGGCCGTCAATTCGTCGAGTTCCTTTTCCATTATTGTGCATAAACTGCGCTATTTATTCCTTGCTGGGTAGATTGTCCTTCTATGTCCGGCAGGGCCTCTCCGTCCATCGGGGCTCCCATTTGGGGTATCGGCTGTCCGGTCATCGGGTCCACCTGTTGCATCGGGGCCTCACTTCCTACCAGCTCGTCTATGCTCTGGATTCCTCTTAGGCGGTAAATCTCCCTGACGTTCGCCCTAAATTCGGTATTGGTTATCTTGTCGGCAATGATGTTGAGAAGGTCTATCATCTGCTTAGATACGATGTCCTTGTTCTGGTGCATGATAGTGTCCCCCTTGATTCTCACGTTCCACATCATTTCAGGAGCTAACTGCTTCAATAGTCCGAAGATGGATTCTCTGGATTCCTGCGGGAAGATTCGCAGGATTGGCGAGTTCATGTCTTGGAGATTTTCAACTTCCATCAGCATGGTCTTTTTGCCCAATCCGCTCATGGCGTCTTTAAGTCTTCTTCTTACCAGCTCGAATCTGTTGGAAGAGTTTGATTGCGCCATCTGGTCTTGACCGAGGGTGGAATTGCTGCTGCTTCCCTGTAAAAGGTCGTTGGCTCCACTGGCTCTCTTATGTTCATCGTCGACTCTTCCCAAAACCTCGAAAGCGCTTTGTTTGATGTCGGTTATCTGGATTTCCTCCACATCGTCCTTGTCGTCCCTTTCGATGAATCCTCCCGGTTTGGCTACTAATTGGTTGGGGTTGATTTTCGCACCTCTCTTTATTGAAAACATCTTGTTGATCACGAGATGGAGGTTGTCGATTATCTCATTGAACATGTCATAGTACATGGCCTGCAAGTCTTTGGTGTTCTGTCCGATTCCCCTGCCGTAGAACCTGTTCGGAAGCGGGTCTTCCTCGAAAATAAACTTCTCATAAGGTATGAAGCCGTAAGGATTCGGCTCGTCTCGCAGAAGGACAGGCTCTTTCCCGTTGGCTACGGTGATAATCCGGTCATCGCTCCAACGCTCGAATATCTCTACCGTGTCCATGCCACTTTTCAGTTGCATTTGATTGTCAACGTCCGTGTCATTTAGTTTGGAGCTGTCGTATGGGTTGGAGGTCGTGTTGCCTCCTGCCGTGAGCTGTTCGGTGTTCTTGTAATAGGAAACCTTTTTGGCTTTCTCCAAAGGCATCGTTATCCTTTCGATGACGCTCACCTGGTCTTCGATGGCCGCTACGGTAGGGTCAACGAAGATGTCCATGATATTGGGCACTTCCCACTTCGGCATGTCTGCCACAGGCGTTCTTGTACCGTCTGGGTTCGGTTTGGTGTCGAACTTCCAGCAAGCCTTGATAAGGGATGTTCCCAGAAGCGTTCCTTGTCCAACCCATTTGGATACTTGGTCGAAAGCCTGTAGGTCGTTGTCCATGCGATAGTTGGCAATCTTTTCCAGCTGTTCGGAAATAAATTTGTCCTCGTCTCCCACCCCTCCGATTTCCAGTTCAGGGTTCCCGCTGAAGATGAAAGGGATGATATAGGAAAGCTCCGTCCTCATCTTGGGAATGAATTTCTTAGACTTCCAAGGATAGGCACGGTCAGTCATCTTGCCGTTGTAAGCGTCCCAAATGACCCCCACTTCGGTCCTCCAGGTCTGGGTCGCACTTTCATATAGACCCTTTTCTTTCATCACCAAAGCGACCGCTTCTTTGGTCTTTTGTTCTTCGCTCTCTTGAGTTGGCTCTAAAACTTCTTCGGTTTTTTGTGTTTCCATTATGTTGTTCTAAAAGCTGTGCCGTAATGATTTATATATTCCCCATAATCTTCGGGTTCGTAGGCTTTGTAAGAGCTGAGTCCGTACCGGATGGCGTCCATAGCGTCTGACATGAAATGGTCCGGCTCGTTCAGCGTTTTTCCTTCTTTGTCCACCTTCCAAAGGTAATTCCTGTAAGACTTGATGGTGTTGGTGCTCCGCTTGGTGACGCTAATCCTTTGGTCTTGAACGAACTGTATTCCCTGAGTTACCGACCCTTGTCCCTTCAATGCCCCTATGATGTTTATGCCGTAACTTTTAATCTCATCGATGCTTTTAGGTTCCGCGCTGTCGGCTACCACGAGGGCAGGGGGTTGGTTCTTGAGGATGTCGGCTATCTCCCTGTTACTTAAGCCTTTCTGGTGGGTTATCTCGTCAATGACGAATCCTCCGTTATATCTGTAAATCGCCTCTATCACCGTTGGATCGTTGGAATATCCGAAGTCCAGTCCGTATCTTTCCAATCTGGCTTCATGCGGTATCTCGTCTGTAATCTGCCAATCTTTGTAAATCTTGCCCTCTACCTCTCCAAGCTGTCCTTCTCCGTAAACCTTCCACCAATTCTTATTCTCCTTTCTCTGTTCTATCGAGGCTATGATTTCAGGGCTTAACGCTTCATTGTCTTTGTAAGTTAATGTTATATGTTCGTAATCGGTCCTCTTGTTAAGGACTTCCGTGTAAAACCAGAATTCGTTAGTGGGATTCCAATCGAGGAAGATGAATTCCTTGGTCCTTACTTCCAATTGGTCGAATGCCTCGAAGGGAACGTTGTTGGCTTCGTTGATGAAAAGCCGGTGTCTCCTTGGTCCTCTTACCTTACTTGGCTGGTCTACTGAGAAAAACTCTATCTTGCTTCCGGTCTCGAACGTATAGGTGTAGTCCGTCTTGTTCCAATTCGTATCCTTGAAGTATCGGTGTTCCTGCATGATGTTCAGAAAATCCCTCATCGCTCCTCTCTTGAGGTGGGGGAAACTTTCGGAAACTATGCTGGTCAGGGTGGGCTCTTTGTCGGATTGCGCCAGGTGTATCAGGTAAAGGACGATTGAGATTGTCTTGCTTGCACTTGTACCGCCCTGAATAGCCCTAATCCTCTTGCTTAGTTTCGTTATCTTTTTCGTCGCGGTGTTGTAACTGTACGGCATTGAATAATATTGGTAATGGTTTACCGTCTTCGTCTATCTCTCCGGTCAATTGCGTAGGCAAAACCTTATCTACTATTTTCGGCAATAGTTTGGTGGTTATTTCCATTTTCTTCTTTTCGTCGTCTCCGTCTAAAATCATCTTTACAAAAGCGAACATCTTCGGAGTTATTTCCCCAAGGTATTCCTTTATCTTTAGTTCTTCGTAATATCCTTTTCTTGCCATATTTTCAGTTTAATTTCCGCTAACGGCTTACTTAAGCCTTAAAATCAATCCATCTGTGAACATATTTATCTGACTACGAATAATATTAATATCAGTCCGGCTCCTACCAATGACAGAAGTATTTCTTGTCTTGATAGTCCTGTTCCTTGGAGTCTTCTGTATATCGCGAAAGCAAGTAAGGCGGCGATGGCTAATAAAACGAAACCGACTACATAGGGCAGGATGAATTTCAGTATCAGATAGGTGAATCCGAGATTCGTTAGGTTCGTTCCTGTTTCTAAACTTATGTCCATCTTTTTCCGTTGATTATCATGCTTATTGAAGACCTGCTGACGCTATACTTTTTTGCTAAATCTTTCTGGTAAATATTTCCCCCTCTATACTCCTCTCTTAGTGCATTAACATTTATCTGAGTCAGTTTGTGCACGGGAGCGTTTTCCCCTTTAACATTTCTTCTTTCCCTTAAATACATATCCTTTATGTTTTTGCTTTGCGTTCCTATCTCTAGATGATCTGGATTTACACATCTGGCGTTGTCGCACTTGTGAAGCACAAGCATTCCTTTTGGAATTTCGTTTTTGTGTAATTCGTAGGAGTATCTATGACTTAAGTGCCTCTTTCCGTTTGCTGAAAATTCTCCGTAGCCTAGCTTTCCCTTGCTACTTTTTAACCATAACCAGCAACCTTCTTCATCTACTTCAAAACATTGATAGAACTTCTCCTTGTATTTTTCAGGAGATAAAACTGGTCGAGCCATTTAATTTTTTGTCTCTATCCTTCGATAACCCTCTTGTAAGTAGTTATCGAGAGGTGGAGACATACAAGAGTTATTTGATTGTTTATTCTAGTGTGAATTGGTCCATGCTATTGACTTATTCTATGGATATGCTATAATTAAAATATAATAATAATCAAGCGTTGGGTGATCGCTGTACTCTCAATGAGGTTTCAAACAAAGCTTCGTGTCGAGATTTACCGTAGAAAAGCCTTAAAACTGATAATGTATTCCTTGTTCGTCTTTATGTTCGTCCATGCTATCCATACTCAGTTAGCTTCAGCCAGGACGATGTTCTTTGAGAATCAGCCGGTAGAGGAGGAAATAGTGGAGCCGGTTGCCGGAACTGTGGATAACTCCGATAAAGGAATTATTCAAAGGGTCGCCAACGAGGAGGGGATTGATTGGAAAATACTCTGGGGCTTGTATATCAAGGAAACTCAGGGGGATTGTACCAGGATCGGGGATTTACACTTCGTTAGAGAGTCGGTCGGTTGCTATCAAATAAACAAATACTTTCATCCTCATATTTCTTATGAACAGGCTACAGATTTGGAATGGTCATCGAGGTGGGTGTCGGAGAGATTGAAAAGGTATGCGGAGAAAGGTGGATGGGATTACGCGGTGGCTAAGCATAACGGAAATCCGGCGAATCCTCAGGTTCAGGCTTATCTTTCACATGTTAAGGAAATAATGGCGACTTTATAATCGAATGGGCTGGGATATGCTGGAGGATATGATGAAACACGGGCCTTGCCCGCTAGTAGTCCTATCGATAATAGGTATTCTGGTTCATTACTAAAAATTGTAACGGTTTTGTATCTCTTGTCCAGTAGCAATAAAAAGAGGCGAAGATGTTTTATCTAAGCCTCTTTTTTGTATGGTGTGGATAACCTAGACGATTCTGAAATATCCCTGAGTCTCCGCAAGTTGTTTGGGTATCTCAGAGTCATCTTTTTTGAAAGTAATCATCTTGTACTTTTTCAGCAGTTCGATTTGGAACTGTGAAAGGTACGGCAGTCCGCCACGTCCAATCCCTCACTAGGAGCTA